CCTCGGGTGGCTTAGCGATTTCATTGGGCGTGCTTCCTGATATGACTGGCCCCCATGACCAGCCTGAGCTGGCGAGGTGGTAACGAGGCCAAGCGCCTCGGGTGAACCAGTACATGGTGTCATGCGCAGCCGCCAGATACCGATTGTCTTGCTGTGCGTCTCCTGCCAACGCCAGGGCATGGCGCCCTCCTAACTGCGCGCGGGTGTCGTCTTCGTAGGCCTCTTCGGCCATGTCAGCCCAGCGATCCTCAAGGTCGGCGTTCATGCTGCGACCTCAACGCCATCGGCGACGGCAGCAGCGGCGCACCTGTGACACTCGTCCTTGATCGCGTCAAGGTTGAGTTCCTCGGCCGCGTCCTGGTAGGCGCCCCAATAGTCCCAACGCGCCTTGTCGACGGCGTCTTCTTCTTCGGCCGTCTCGGTTGGGTCGGCAATCTGGTCGCCGTTAGCGTCGAACCATTCCCTGCCGTTCTCGTCGTCTTCAATCACGTACTCCTGGCCGTCGATCTCAACAGTCAGCGCCTCAATAAACCGCACTGCGCTTGTTTCGGCCTCTCCCTTGATGGTGATCCTTTTCACGGGTCTTGCCTCCTGCTTGGTAGGTGCTCAATACCTAGATTCTGTCAAACGGCTTTACCGTTGTCAACCTACTTGACTCACGTGTTCAGTATGTGGGACAGGCTGAGGGCATGAGAAAACCCCGCTGTCATGATTGGGGGCAGCGGGGTTTTCAGCGAACCGGGGATGGCTCAGCCTCTAGCGTAAACGCATCACCTCCTCTACGCGCGCAATAGCGGCAGCCGACGCGCTGACCGTGTCAGTAATCACAGCCGGCCGCTCAAGGTCGGAGGGGATGACGTTGAAATAGGTCCGGCCCTCATTGTCGATGCCGGCAACCTCTACATCTCCTTGGCCGATCTTCTTGGCCAGTGCGAGAGCCGCGCGCCATGACAACCATGTGCAGTCGTCGCACGTCAAGGCCTCATCGGGTGCGAAGCGGAATCGCTCACCCTTGTGCTCGCCGCTGATCACAGTGGCTGTTGCGCTCTCGGGATAGAGGCCGGCCGTCCTGCGGAACCTGACCTTAGTGCGTATCTGTGCTGTGCTCATGCGGGCTTCCTTTCGGTAGTGGTGTGCTCAGAACCCTCATTCTGTCAAACCGTTTGACCAGTGTCAAGTAGGTTGACGACAGTGTTGGGAAGATAGAAACCGCCCACCCCTGAAGCATGCGAACACGCTCCAAGGGGTGGGCGGGAGGGCTAGCGACTCAAGCCTCTACGCAGGCTCGCACCACGTGACTTGCTCGTCGTCATGCTGACGGCCGACCGCCACCACAGCCACCTGGAAGTCCTTTGCAGTGTGCCGATGCTTCAGAGCGAAGCTCACCGTCTGGCCGGGCACAATCCGAGCCGACCGGACAGGCCAACCGTCACCCTTCAGCCACACCTGAACGAGACCGCGAGCTCCGAGCGACGTGACCGTGAGCCGACCGCGATACACATCGAACCCGCACGGCGGATCGCCCACCACAGCAGCAGCGACAACCGGCGCCGGCGAAGCCCCATTAGTAAAGCCCCCCTCCGCGAACCCCGCAGCAGCCAGCCCCACAGTCAACCCGCCCATAGCGAGCCCAACAAAAAAGCCCCTCAGCCCCTGGTACCTGGCCCTACGTACGGGGACAGGGGCAGACCAAGGACGTACTAACACGCCTGCACGTACGCCTGCATTGGGCATACGTACGCTCGCATTAGGTGTGAGCCCGGTGCGTGGTGGTGTTGTGCGCATAGTGCGCTCTTTTCGGTAGTGATGTGCCCCCACTGTACCACATACGGGACAGCGTGGCAGGCTGCAGCGGAAGGGGGGTGCCTTGGATCCTCCGCGCGCGTAGAGGGCCGACAGTTGGGGTACCCATATATTTCTATATTTTCATGATCATTATTTGTGTCAGTGTAAGGTGATAACATTTTAGAAATTTCGGTAGGGAACCCGCCCACCCGCCCACCAGAAATTGGGGGAGTTGTTGATCATGGCAGAGCAGATCAAGTTGAAGCGTAAGTATGTGGTGGGGCAGACGAACGGACGGTACCGTTCCGGCCATAACGACAGCGGCGCGGCTCGGAAGAAGAAGCAGGGGGAGACGCAGGTGTCGACTGCGGTGATGGTCCTGCTGCCTAATGGCAAGCTGCGGATGCTCTCATCTAAGGGAAGTTGATCATGGCTAAGGATGACAACCAGTTTTGGTCTGAGTCTCATCTCAGTTCTGCAAGGGGCTGGTTTGATCGCTTGCATGAGCAGCTCGCGGACAGTCCTGGAGCTGCTGTTTCGCGTGATAATGCGCGTACGTATCTTCTGGCGTCGATCGCTTACTCGTTGGCTGATATTGCGGGCGAGCTGGAGAAGTTGAAGCTCACCATCGACGCAGCCTCTTATAGGCGTTGATCATGGTTAGGTCGAATCGGGAGATTGTTGAAGAGAAGCTGCAGACTGCGTCGGTGCTGAATCCTGGCGAGCGTGACCTTTTGTTGGTGCGGACGAATCTGCTGATTGTTGATGCGCTCGAGCGGATCCTGGACGAGCTGCGACCCGCTGTGCGGTACGTCACTGATCAGGCGGAGCGTGAGGAGTATGAGCGCGCGATGGACCGCGACATGCCGAGATGATCATTGTGGCGGCGCCGTGGCTGCATTTGATCACGTGGACGAACTACGGCGGTTGGGCGTGGCTGCTGATGACACCTCACCGGTTGTTGCGTTCGGGCCGGCTCAAATTGACGATCGATGACGCGCTGGCTTTTTGTTACTGCCCAATCGAAGGCGCCGAGGAAGGTGACTGGCGATGATTCCGCTGTCCGAGTTCGAGATCCACGCATCCGGCGACATCGTGGGCGATCTGGCGGAGTCGTGGGTGACGATCGTCCACAAGAGGTGCGGTGCGTCGCTCGGCGAATGGGACATGATCGACCTAGAGGACGCAGTCGAACAAGCCGTCAACCACAAATGCGAGCCGCAGCGATGATCTGCATCCATCCCGGCTGCACAGCAACCGACACCCGGCTTTACGGCATCGGCTACTCCTGCCCACGGCACACACCCGCGAAATTGGCCGGTAGGCCGGAACCGGACGAGCTCGTCGACAAAAACCGTGACTATGTGGCGTTACGAAGCTCTAGAGGAACCCCGTGGGTGTTCTCACAAGCCGATTCGCGGCTCGTCGATCTGCGGGCTATCGCATCTGGTCGGCGACGGTCGGTGGCGTCGCAGTATCGTGCTGCCCGTTCCGAACTCGCCCAACGGAAGACCCAACGATGAAAAACCTGCGCGATGTGATCGTCTCCTACCTCGACGCCTTCTACTCCGGCGTACCGCTCCGACAGGTCCCCGCCTTTGCCGCGTTTCTGCGGTCGGAGCGGGCCGGCGCGCGCAGGCTCACCGGATGAAGCGCACCTGGACCGGCACCGATGCTGAGCTGTACGCCCACGCCGTCACCATCGCAGCCAACCCAGCAGCCCAAACCCCAGGCGCCCTCAACCACCGACGACCACCCAAGACGGCACCCGCTGAGACGTACGAGAAAGAACCCCTCTGCTACATCTGCGGCAACACCAAATCACGCTGTGAACGCCAACAAGACTGGGAAATTGAACACGGCTACCAAATCCTGGAGGCCAAATGAAACCCAACCTAATATCTGTGCGCTGGTGGGACGGCTACCTAGAAGAATTCCAGGCAGAAGAAGTCCGCTTCGGATCAGACCTCCTATGGATGCGACTAACCAACGGATCAAATCGCCACATACCTCTCCGCATGGTCCGCTGGTTCAGCCTCTCCCAAGAAAGCCACAGCACCAGTGTCTGAGTTCACGGTCACCTGGCTAGTCGTCATAAGCACAGGATTAGCCATAGCCGCATACCTGCTAATTCTCCGCTGGTTCTATCTCCGCGGCCGCTCAGGAAAGGCCCCATATGCCGACCGTTGAAGGCCACCAAACCCAATGCCCACACTGCCAAGGCAAACTCGACCCCAACCGAACCCACTGCAACGTAGCCAAACAACCCTCATCAACTTGCAACTGGCTGTCCTGCCCCCACTGCCGCTCCAGGGTTACATTGCAAGGCCGGCACGATCACTTCCAATCCAGGCATCCCCGACCCGCACGTGTTTGAAACAGCAGAAGACGCAGAAGCCAACGCAACCCCCATCACCCCCGAGAGGAAGGCCGCCATCATGAACAAGATCAGCGGCCTACTCAAAAACGTCAACGACGAACCAGGCATGCAGCATGCCGTGGAGGCCGAAAAAGCAAAGGCGCCTAAATGAAAACGATCGTCAAGTTCGATAAACCCCTCAAACACCTCAACCCCAACCAAGCCTCCAAATGGCGTGCCTGGCTCATCCTCCACGGCCTCGACCAACTCGGCATCAAAGAAACCAGCGACCTAATCTGCTACATGCACCCGTTCCCGCCCGTGCACATGTGGTGGACCCGCAACATGACCATTTACTGGCAGACATACACCGACGAACGGCGTTACGGCGACGGCTTCGCCTCTCTGGCGTGGTTTGATCAGTCGAAACTGGCGGATCGAGTGTTCGTAAGGGGGATCTAGGCGATGGACGCCACAAAACCGGGTAGTCGGCGGAAAATATTGGGAATTGTCGCCTTTCTAGCGGTTTTGGCGGCCCTTTTAGCTGGCTCGGTGCTGTTTTGGACCGAGTTGAAGGCTGACGGGGCGCCGGTCCTGAAGGCCCCGGCGCCCCGTCTCATCGCCGGACACCGCGGCGCGACCCGCGGCGTCGACGAAAACACGATTCCGGCGTTCTCGTATGCGCTGCCGTACGCCGACGTCCTCGAAATGGATGTGCGGCTCACAAGCGACAAGAAAATGGTGATCATGCACGATGCCACTCTTGATCGGACTACAAACTGCGCTGGACGAGTATCTAGCCGAACTCTCGCGTACATCAAGGCGTGTCGGACCCCTCGAGGAAGCCATCCTCCGTCGCTGCGCCAGTTTCTCGCCTGGGCAGACGCCCAAACCAAAACCGCCGCCCTCCAGCTCGAGCTGAAAGGCGCCTGGACCCAAGACCAAGTCCAAAGATTCGTCAACGAAGTCGCCTCATATGATCTTGAGGCAGCCGCATCATCATTCTCCACAGCGAATTTGGCGAAGGTTGAACGGGCCAACGACTCGCTGCCCGACGAAACCGCCGGCCGGCACCTCGACACGGTGCTCATCGAAGGCGGAGATCCGACGATGCCGCCCTTTCTCATCTGCGACAGCTACGCCGGCTACGCCAACTCGATCTCCTACCTCAAAAAGACCTACGTCGACGCACTGCAGCAGGTGTGCAACCCGCCCACCTATGCCGCCGTCTACGGGTCGATAGACAGCGACCCCGACTACCAGACGGCGTACGACACAACCGCCGACATGTGGATCGTCGAGGACGCCAAAGACGCCCGGAGGTGGCTAAACAGCCGATGATCACCCTCGACATGCTCGACGCCGTGACGCTACGCAAGGCCGCTGCGGTCCTCGAGAGTCGTGCAATAAATCCTCGCCGCCTCTTCCTGCGGGCTACCTGTAGGGCGTTGAGGAACATTGCCGAAGAGGTCGAGACGGGAAGGGCCCCGGTGAAGCGATGACCTACCTCAGCCCGGAGTACAAGGCCTACATTGCATCAGACGAATGGCAGACGATGCGGCAACGGAAATTCCGCCAAGTCGGGAAACGCTGCCAAGACTGCGGCCTAGAACCGGGCACGGGCGTGTGGATGCATGTGCACCACCTCACCTACGAACGCCTCGGCCACGAGCTGCTCCGTGATCTCCGCGTGCTGTGTGACGGCCCGATGTCTAGGAACTGTCACGACCGGGCCCATGAGATGAAGCGGCAGGGGCAGCATTATTCGGGTCGCTCGAGGTCGTGGTGGCGGGAGCTACTGGGGATTTGAGGTGGCCCCGGCCGACTCGTCGCTTCCCCCGCCGACCGGGACCACGTTGCGACGTTAGCATCTTTCACACTGTCATGTGACGGCTATACACTTTTGCGCATGAGCACGTTACCAGGAAGCGCCCGAGCCAGAGTCGAGGACGTCCTCCGAGCAAATACCTCGCTGTCGCTTGACGTCCGGGGCGATCTTGCTGCGACCATCGTCAACGCCGTATACCCCGAAATAGTCGACGCGGTCCAAATGCGCGGGGTGCCAGAGCGCTCGATCCTTGCCGTACCGGCCGGAGACGAGGTCATCCCTCTCATTTGGCGTGGCGGACTCCTATGGATCCGGGAGAACGGGACTTCCCGCACACCCGAATCGGTGATCGAGCACTACGGCCCGCTGACGGTGGTATGGATGCCATGATCCCCGACTGGCTGATCCTCACCGGCCTCATCGTCCTCGGCTGCTACATCACCGCCGCAGCATTCGGCATACCCCCCATCGTGCCGCTGATCGGCGTACTCATCGTCATGGTCATCTGCGCCGTCACCATCCCCAAACGATCATGACCATCATCTCGTTGATCATCGTTCTCGCCGCCGTCTATGCGGTGATCTTCGCCCACGCGCACGTCCTCCAAATGCGCGAAGTTGCCCGTGACCAAGCCGAGGCGCGGGCAACCATCGACAGGCTGCGCGCCGTAACAGGCCCCGTCATCGAACGGCCACCCATCGACGTGTTCACATGGGTCGTCCGCAAACAAAACGATGGCCGGGCCGCCGTCCTACCGATGACCAAAGACGGCGTCGAGCATTGGGACCACGCCATCGCCTTCGGTCTCGACTGGTCCGACGCGTGGGATCGGCGGAACCGCGAACAAAGAGCAATCGGCAAATGAGTCAGCGTAAAAAGTCTGCAGTCGAGTTGATCTTGGGCTGCAAAGAGATGGGCTGCCCGTGGGATCCCGACGCGCCGATCTTCGAGGTCCAAGACAAGCTAGGCCGCCGACTGTGGATGCGGCGGATCCGCTGCATGCGCTGCGGCTCCACGAAAGTCGAACGGTTCCACCCGAGGCTGCCGCTTGAGCGCATAGGCTCGATTCGCTATGAGCGGGTGTCCGGCTGGTACGACGCCGACCTGAAGTTCTATTGGAGGCGGGCGACTGCTGAGCGTGCGTCACGCGGCATGCTGGCGCTGCCTGCCGTGACATCGGAGTGATTCCGAGGCGGTGGCTCGTGAAGCAAGGCGACGACGTCGCTCACACCTTCACGCCCGCAACGTTGGGCAAGGTGACATCACTGTGCGGACTCGCCACGGTTACCGTCCCCGAGGCGCACCTGTGGGCTGAGGCTCAAGGAAACCAATGGGTGCGCCGCTGCCGGGACTGCGAAATCGTGGTGGCGTTGGAGACTAGGTGAGCTTCAGGGTGAATGCTGGCTCGATGGGTGTCAGTGGCGACGTGGACAGCTTGTAAAGCCCGAGGAAATCCCCACCGATCTGCGTCGAATCCAACACGGGGCCGTTCACCACATAGCCAGTGTCGAAGCCAACCGTCGAAGCTGCGACCCAGCCGCCGCTGGTCGGCCGTGAACCGATCCGTACGCACTGCAACTGATATGAGGTGGTCGGCGTCCAGGCGGCGCTCGCCGAATTGTAGGTCTCCACCAGCAACGGGATGATGTCGACGGACTCCCGCTCCATCTCCCAATGATCGACCGGCGGCCTCTCTTGCGGCATGACGTCACCCTATTTCTGTGGTTATGCGTTGACGGCGATTTCCTGTAGAGACGCGCTGCCGATCTGTTCCCGTCGAGGCGCGTTGCCGGCGGGGGCCCGTTGAGACCCGAGTGATCGCAGTATCACCGGTCACAAGATGGCCGGCAGCCGTGATCGTCGCGCCTACCCCGAGAGAGGCTGCGCCGGTCGCCGACATGTTCCCGGCGGCGGTGATTGTGGCGGTGGTTGTACGGGCCGCTGAGCCTTCCGCACGACCTGCTGCGGTGATGCTGGCCGTGGTCGAGCGGGCACCTGAACCCTGTGCCTGGCCGGCAGCGGTGATGGCTGCGGTCTCAGCGAGGGATGCTGTGCCGCGCGTCTCCCCACCGGGGGTGATCGTGGCAGTTTCGGTGAGCGCTGCCGCACCCTCTGCGCGGCCCGACGCTGTGATGGAGGCAGTCTCGGTAAGGGACGCGGAGCCTTCGGCCCGCCCGGCGGCGGTGATGCTGGCGGTCTCGGTCAGCGAGGCGGTGCCGTTGAGGGTGCCCGGCGGGCTGCCGGCTGCCGTGATCGTCGCAGTCTCAGTGAGTGACGCTGAGCCTTCGGTGCGGTCGGCCGGGGTGATCGTCGCCGACACGTTCAGCGACGCCGAGCCCTCAATCCGGCCGGATGCTGTGATCGTGGCCGTCGCCGCCAGAGAGGCCGCACCTTGCGCCTGGCCCGAAGCATTGATCGTTGCCGTCTCGGAGAGGGACGCCCCACCCTCTGTGCGGTCGGCCGTGGTGATTGCGGCGGTTCCGGTGAGGCTGGCTTGGCCCTCAGTACGCCCGTCCGCGGTGATCGCATCCGTGACCGTCAGCGTCGAGTCGCCGGAGAAGGAGCCCGCGTCGGGGGAGGGGAGGGGCGCTATCTGCGGCCGGGGCCACGGCCCGCCAACCTCAGAAGCCGGGGGCCACTGCTGCAGCGCCTGGATAGGCGGAACGGCGGCCGCTGCGGCGCTGCCCCGGATCTCTATCGCAGCAGCGGTCGCATCCTGCCCGGTCGGGGCGGAAAGCCCGATCGTCTTGGCGCCAGCCGTCCCGGCGTCAGACCAATAGGCGACATAGACCGTGTACTGAATCGAGTCCCGAAAGTAGGTCAGCTCCTGGCTGTTCCCGGCGCTCGGGGTGATGCCGTTGACGGTGCGCCACGTCCGGGTTGTGCCATCGGCGGCGTTCCAGTCCGTGAAGATGGCAAGGATGGCCGAGTTATCGAAGTTGGTGGTGAACGACCAGGACGGGCCGCCGGACAGGTTCGAGGTGGTGGATACGTTCCCGACGCCGTCCGAGCTCCGCCACACTGTCGCGTTGACGCCGTTAAAGTCGACGCCGCCGCCGGTGATGTTTGAGGTGAATGTGGCGCCGGTGCGGTCGGCGGTCAACGTGGTCGTGCCGGCCGCGGCCTGCCCGTCAGCGTCGGCCGTGCCAGACGACTCAGTTTTGGTGACCGCCTCCCCCGACGAAATGGAGAGAGTGATCGTCTCGGTGCCGTCCTCGTTCGCCTCAGCGGCGAGGGCGGCAATAATGTCGCCCAGCAAACCGTTGAACGATGTGGTCGTCTTGGGGGCGGTGGACGAGTTCCAGGCCGATTCGTTCTCGGAGACGAATGTGGGAGGCGTCGCCACGGTTACGGCTCCGTTGTCAGGACCAGATTGTCAAAATCTCCACGGGTGCTAAACCCATTGCTAGATGCTTGAACGGCGGTCGCGGTCGCGGTCTGACCCGGACTTAAAATCCATGTTTTCGGCTGGCCGTTGCGGGCGGTCGTGTGGGCGTAATAGGTGACCTGGCCGGTGTTGACAGCCCTCACCGCCCACCGATTCGCCACCACACCAGTACCGTTCACCAAAGGCCCGTCACACTCAGGCTTCACCGACACCCCATCCCAGCCGTACCGGACGGTGATCAACACCTCGCCGAAACGTCCGGCAGCCTGCTCCATGGTGTTGAATGCGTCCCCGCGGCTGACGGGGTCGCATGTGCCGGCGGGCATGGCTAGTTGATGCCAAGCAGCTTCAACTGCTGAACAGTCGTCGTATTAGAGGAGCTTGACGCCGACCAGGTGCCGAAAAGCTCCACATACTGAAGGACGCGCGGATCAAGGGAGGCAATGGAGCCCGTGAACCCCACCGTCTGCTGTGTTGTGGTCGGGGCGCCGCCGGATGCTACCGAATGGTAGTTAGCCTCGCCGTTGATCTGCAGGGTCATCGTCGACGTCGCGAATGCGGTGCAGGTGATCCACGCCTTAACCCAGAACGGCGCCGTCACCGAAGCGGTCGGCGTATAGGCCGTGTTGATCGTGATATTGCCGGTCGAGGTGGCGACTGTCGGGTTGACGTTGATCGCGTTCGCAAACGTTGCGGCTGCCGTGTTCGCGATCGTGCCGTGCATCTCCAAATACAGGCCGCGGCCCAAAGGGTTCGGGTTCACGTTGGAGAAGAAGCCGGCCGGGATGGAGGGGATCGGGTTCGTGCCGGCGACGCCGGTGTAGGCGGCGATCGTCGTATACGTGTTCTTAGTGACCGCCGTCGACAGCGAAAACAGCGTCTCGACGACAGTGCCGGTGAAGAAACTCATGGCTTTATGCCGCGATCGGGGTGAGGGCGATGGTCAGCGACGTCAGCGCGTACACGTTGGAGGTGTTCCACGCCTGCGAAGCGCTCAACGCACACGAGGCGAGGAAGACGCCCGCCGACACGTTGTCCCAAAACGACAGGTGCGTCAACGTTTCGGACGTGCCGCCGTTCGTCCACGAACCCGACATCGACGACATGGCTTTCGACCCGGCCGCTGCGGAGCCCCAAGTGACGACCTTGCGGACAGTGTCGCCGGCTGCGGCGTTAGAGGTGCCTGCGGATCCGGGGTCCCCGGTGTGGAGCTTGACGTTGAACGAGGCGGGTGCGGTGAAGGCGGTGCCCGCCAGCATGTCTAACCATTTGTTAGCAAGGTTCGTCGCGGATAGGCCTGCGGTCATTAGCGATCTCCTCTTGATCTGCTAGAGATGCAGCGATCGCTTGGGCCTGTTCCTCGCTGACGACGATCTCCGACGCAATCGGTTCGTTGGAGATTACGTTCCCATCCTTGTCGTAAAGCACACCCTCGGCGCGGATGGTGAGCTTGAACAACTGTTGGGACACGCGGCAACCTTAACGTTTCACCAGCCTCCAGGTGTGTCACGCAGTTAAAGTGTCGGTGCCCAGCCTGCGAAAGAGGAGACGCGTGACCGACCCGGCCCCGGATTTCAATCCGAACATCGACGACGACGAAACCGAGGAGTCCGAGGAAACCTCACCCCCTGAGGGTGAGGAGCAGCCGCCTGCTAATGATGATCAAAAAGCCAAGCGTGCTTTGGACCGGATGAAGCGGGAACGCGACAAAGCCCGAAAAGATCTTGCTGACCTTCGCAAAGCACAAAAGGACGGCGACCCGAACGCCGGGGAAGCTGAGCAGCTCAAGCAAACCGTCGAGAAGCTGCAGGCCCAAATCTCCACATCGAATGCGGTTTCAGCGTTGTTGGAGGCCGGGTTCAACGGCTCCCGCACGCAGGCGGAGAAGCTGCTCCGCACCGTTGATGACCTTTCTGATCACGACACTTTGGTTGACGAGTTGAAGGTTGACTTCCCCGAAAAGTTCGGCCGGAAAGCGGGCCCGGCAGGCCCGCGGCCACACACCGGCTCCGGCCGACCTGATCAAGATGGCACCCCGAAGAAGAGTGCGGATTCACGCCACGTCGACAAATTGCTGCAGATGGGCCGCAGAAGCTGATCCTTGATCTAACATTCGTTCCGTAGTCGACGGGCGGAACGCCGGACTACCACGCGCTGACAGGCGTAACGCCGGGCCGAGACACCTTCCTTGTCCAAGGCCCAAATGATCACTCGGGGAGTGAACAGCGCGTGTCACGCGAAACCTTTGAAGACTGGATCCCGATTGAAAACGGCGATACAGCAATCCAGGCCCTCGTCCGCGGCTCGGTCATCGAGCGGCTCGGTCGGCCTGAGCCGATGGCCTCAGACACCAAGTGGGTACCCCGCTCCGGCACCTTCGCCGTAGCCGGCATCGCCAAGGGCGGCACCTACACCGAAACCTCAGGCGCCAACGACTACGTCGAACTGATCGCCCGCAAGGCCGGCGGCGCCATCCGCATGGCCGAAGAGGACCTCGGCGGCGACAGCCCAGTCGACATCATTCAGACCAAGAAGAACGACGCCTCCCGCAACATGGGCTACTTCTTCGACAACGGCACCATCGGCTGCTCCGGCACTGAGAACGGCACCACGATCCCGTGGACGTCGATCTACAAGGCTGTCCGCAGCTCCGACACCAACGTGTCCTACACCGCCGACCTGAACTTTGTGTCCGGCTCCGCGACCTACACGAACCTGTCAGCCACCTTGGCGAAGATCGAAGACTCGATCTGGTTCGACGAAGCTCAAATCTTTGTGGTCGCAAGCCCCGTGTTCAAGCAGCGGTTCCGCGACATCGTCGACAACAACGGCCGGCCGATCTTCTTCGACGGCGGCGGCGCCACCCCATCGACCCTGTTCGGCTATCCGGTGAACTTCACCATCGCCTGCCGCGTCTCCGGCACAGCCACCTATGCGCCGACCGGCAACCCGCTGCTCGTCTTCGGCAACCGGGATTTGGCGATCAAGGGAATGGCGAAGCTGTCACCGCACATCGCGTCACCGAACCCCGGCTTCGCTATTCAGCGGGCCGACTCCGGCATCGGCTTCCTAACCGATGAGGCGTTGATGAAGGCTGCCATGCGGCGCGCGTTCAAGGTTGGCGCAGCCAACGCGTTCTCGGTGTTCGAGAAGACCAGCTAGCCGCGGGGAAGAGCTAGCTGGCATTGGGGCGGGTCGTTCTGGACGGGTCTACCGGCCAGGTCGGGGGGATCCGCCCCCTTCAATGAAAGAGGAGCACCGTGGCAAAGAAGGATCAAGAGCAGGCGCCGGAAGCCCAGCCTGTAACGGATTGGCAGCCGGACAGCCCGGAGGCCCGCATGCAAGGCGTGACCGCTGAGCAGCTGATCGCATCCAAGAACCCCGACCAGAAACGCAGGGACGCCTTCGTCAAGGAGTTCGTGCTGCAAACCAACCGGGTAGCGCTCGAGGATTTGACGTCTGATGAGTCGCATCTGCGTGGCATGGCGCAACAGGTCATCAACGAGGCCCTCTACAAGGGTTTGCATGCGAAGGCTGAGCCGAAGCTTGAGGACGTCTCCGTTGTCCATGAGGGTTTGACGACCCAGTCGGTGAAGTTCACATGGTCGGTGAAGGTAATTCCGGCCGTACTGGATCTGGATCCGTCGAAGACGGTCGACAAGGTGCAGGACGCCGACGAGCAGGACCACCGCGATCCGGTGGTTTCCCGCGAGGCTAAGCCCGCTGAATAAGGTTCCTGGGGGGGCTTCTACCTTGGGCCGGTGGCCCCCTCCAGGTCAGCTTAAGAAGGAGGCGTCGTGTGGGCTACAGCGGATGATCTGTTGAGCTATCTGGGCGTCACTTTGCAGGATCCCCGCTACCTGACGCTGGCCAACACCGACATCACCGTGTACGCGAACCGCAGCTACGCGGCGTCCGCGGGCATCGGGAACCGTGACCTTTTGGCGTTGAAGCTGGCCACCTGCTACCAGGCGGCGTGGCTACCGTCCCAGTCGGATGCGTTGACCCGCACGAATGTGGAGTCGTCGACAGCTGATGGTGAGTCGGTGCGGTTCAAGAGTGACGCCCAGCAGAACCTGGCGCCGTTGGCGCTGCGCGCGCTCAAGAACTTGTCGTGGAAGGGTTCCCGCACCCTGGCGATCCGGGATGCGTCGCAGAAGCTGGGCCGGTCCCAAACCCTCGATTTCACCAGCGAGTCCTCTGACGAGAGCTCCGACTGGCGGGCATCATGAGTAGACATCCCGGCCCGAGGAGTCTGCATGATCAACCCGGATCTGATCAAAAAAGGTGATCAGGTGATACTCGCTTCCTCTAATGGTGTTCAGTCGACGTGGCAGGTTGCTGAACGGCAGCCGACGCGGCTGCTCGTTGAGGACGGCTGCGGCAGTTTGGAGCAGGTGCCGTTGAGCGGTCGGCGTAGCCGCTTCGTCATCGTCGGCCACCAAGCAAGACTCTGCTGATGTTATGGTTATTCACATGCCGCGGCTCCTAGATCTGTTCTGCGGCGCAGGCGGCGCCGCCATGGGATACCACCGAGCAGGCTTCGACGTGGTCGGTGTGGACATCAATCCGCAGCCGAACTATCCGTTCGAGTTCCACCAGGCCGACGCCATGACCTACCCGCTCGACGGCTTCGACGCCGTCTGCGCATCGCCGCCATGCCAGCGATACAGCGGCATGAGCGCCTGCCGACCTGGCCTGTCGGACGATTATCCCGATCTTGTGGAAGCGACTCGAGCTCGGCTGCAGGCCTCGGGTCTGCCCTGGATCATCGAGAACGTGCCAGGCTCCCCAGTGCTCAAGCACTCCGGCCTGTTCGATTTGCACGGCATCGAACTGTGCGGGCACATGTTCGGACTGGAGCTCTACCGCCACCGCCACTTCGAGTCCTCCGTGCATCTGTGGCAGCCTGACCATCCCCGTCACCTTGTGCCAGGAGCCAAGGCCGGGCACTGGCGACCCGGCGAGATCATCTCCGTCTCCGGCAACTGCTCGCCTATCGCCCTGGCAAGATCAGCTATGGGCATTGACTGGATGAACAGAAGCGAGCTGTCTGAGGCCATCCCGCCCGCTTACACCGAGTACATCGGGGCCCAGCTTCTTGAGCATATGGCGGTGGCGGCATGATCTCTCGCGCGACTGGCCTGTTCACGATCTACCGGGGCACCACCACCAACGACTCCGGCGACGAGATCGACGGCGCCTACATCGCCGCCTCCGGGGTGCCGCTCGCACTGCGTAACGAAGGCACCGCCAGCGAAGGCCTGAACACCGACACGCCGCGCCAAATCACCAGGCTCGCCGGCCGAGCCACATCGGGCGCGGATCTGCGTGCGCGGGACCGGATCAAAGACGAGGCGACTGGCGAATACTTCCAGGTTGATTGGATCGTCGCGCCGCGCAGCAGCACCCGCAATTCTGATCTACAGTTTGGAGCGCACAGAGTCTCCTAGCGCCCAAGACCCTCGAGAAGAGGGGCAGGACCTCTGCCTTTCACCGAGAAGGTTGGGCGATGGCGTTTGTAGTGATGGATCCTGCTGCCTACGGGCACATGGATCGTATCTGCGCCAAGCTCGCCGACCATGTGGGCGACGAGGTCCACAACGACGTCTTGCAAGCGGTCGCCCCGCCGATGACCGGCTATGCGACAGGCGAGCTCGCCGAATCTGTGCACGCGGTGCCTCTCGGCAAGAACCACCAAATTTGGATCGGCACCGATCACTGGAGCTTCGTCGAGTACGGCACCAAGCCGCACCTGATTTTGCCGCACGGCAACTATCCGTTGCGTGACCGGGCCCGCGGCAAATACTTCGGTTTCGTGGTGCATCACCCTGGCATGTCTGAGCAGGCGCCGATGCGGAAGGCGATCCACCAGAAGCGCCGCCTCCCGTACGTGGGTGCGGTGTGACCGGCACGCTGCCGCCGAGCAACGAACAAGTCGGCGTGAAATGGCTGCAAGGCATCCCCGCCCTAGACGGCCTCGTAGCCACCACAGTGCCCGCCGCGCTGGAGGACTGGGCCGACACCGGCTTCGTCACCGTAGGCGGCGCAGGCGGCACCCCACACATGTATCTGCCGGTGCAGGGCCCCGTGCTCTCGCTGCACTTTTGGGCGTACGCCGAAAACAGTGCCCGGCCGCCGTGGGGCAAAGCGTTCGACCTGTACAGCCACGTCCGCCACGACGCCTACGGGGTGCTGGACTACGCCCACATCGGCCGCCTATTGACCGGCTTCCCGGCCCAGTACACCAATGCGCGCGCGCTCACCGTCAACATTCTCGGCGAACCTGAGCGGCGGCCCGGCGATCCCGGCGACTTCGCCGAATACGTCGCCAACTTCCATTTCGACTGGACGCCCGTCCCATGACATGTAAAGCGAAACGCCGTTTCCTTTACATGTCCCGACGACATGTAAAGAAACCATTCACAAGTTCCGGCCCAAGATCAACCCCTCGCAGAAAGGATGAGAAGTGGCAGTCACTTCCGCCAACCTTGTAGCCGGGCCGGCGACCGTCTACTACGGCAGCTTCGGAGCAACCGAACCCGCCGCCTCAGCCGTATCCTCCGTACCCTCCTCCGCGGCCTGGACCGACGTCGGCGGCACCAACGACGGCGTCAAGATCAACATTGATCTGAACTACTTCGAGCTTGAGGTTGACCAGATCACCGACGTTGTCGGCTCGCGCTTGGAGAAGCGGGTCGTCACGATCGAAACGAATCTCGCTGAGGCGACGCTGACGAACCTGAAGCAGGCGATCAACGGTGGCACCATCACCGCCTCCACCGCCTACCAGACGTTCGACCCGCTGAACGACAGCTCCGCAACGCAGCCGAGCTACTACGCGCTGATCGTTGACGGCTGGGCGCCACTCGGCACCGCAGGCGCCTCAGCGTCCGCGCGGCGCCGGTTCATCGCCCGCAAGGTACTGAACGCTGACGCCGTGGGCATGGAGTACAAGAAGGACGGCCAAACCTTCATCCCGGTGAAGCTGAAGTGCCACTACGTGTCCTCCACCACGGGCCCGTTCGCTATCCACGACCAGCTCACCTAGTAGAAAGACAGGCCCAACACATGATCGAGATCAGCACCAGCGACCCAGTCTCCAGCGAACGTATCGACGTCTTCTCCATCGACGGCGTCACCTACGGAATGCCGAAGGACATCAACGGCCAATTCGCGCTGGAGGTGCTGGAGCAGATACGCAGCGTCGGCACCGAAGGTGTGGTCGCTTGGATGCTGGAAGAGGCGATCGGCGCCAAAGGTTATCGGGCGCTGCGGAACTGCGAGACGCTGAAAACCGCTGACCTGAAAGCAGTCATCAAGATCGTCTCTGATCATGTGCTGGGCTCGGTGGAGGAAGTTGCGGGGAAATAACAAGCCGGTACGAACAGATCGGTTGGGTTCTTGACTATCAGCAAGATCTACGGGCCGACTTTCGGGTGTTCTACCGGCTTACTCCCGCAGAAGCGCTCGCGCTGCCCGGCCCTGAATATCTGGGGTTGGCGTACCGGGTCGGCGCGTACGACGGCGTGATGCGGCTCCGGGCGCAGAGCGAGCAAGAGGAACAGGCCCAAGACAGCAACACGGTCGCCCCCACGCAGGCGGCGATCGAGGCTAGCCCGCTTGCGGGCCTGATTGATTGGGGCTGAGGTGGCCGGACTTGGGTTCAAGATCGCTGACGGCTACGTCGAGGTCCATGCCCACTACGACAAGGGTGAGCTGCGGCGGGCGGCGCAGCAGGCCGCGGACGACAATGATCGGGCATTCGACAAGGAGCGGGAACGTAACGCCCGCTCCGGCCAGTCGCGCGACACGAACCGGCGCATCGGCGGGTTAGCCGGGGAGCACTTTACGCAAGGCATGCGGGACCAGATCTCCCGCCAGAAAGACAATCCGATCATCCGCGTCGACGATGTGAAGCGTGACGCCTCCAGGCTCGGCCGGGTCCATGTAGCTGCGTTCGGCCAAGCTGTTGATCAGGATGTGGATCGGCGGCGGAACCTGTTCCAACGCATCGGCGGCAAAATCTCCCGGCACCTGCGCTCCGGGATGCTGCGTGATGTTGCTACCGCCGGGCCCGCGTTCGGGCAGCGGTTCATTGAGGCCATCACCTTCGGCCAGGCCGACATGCAGAAGATCGCCACCACTGGCAAGATCAGCAAGGTCTTCGCTGGCCTTGGTACAGCTCTAGGCGCCACCCTAGCGGTCGCCCTAGTGGCCGAAATCGGCAACGCGGTGACCGCGTTGCTGCCGCTGGCGCTGGGCGGGGCGCTACTGGCGTTGCCGATCATCAACATTTTCAAGAAGCACTCGGAGGTGAAGAAGGGTCACCGGAAGTGGGACAACTCCGAGATAGGCAAGGCCATGAAGGACATGCTGCATCAGGCTTCGGTGCTTGGTGACAAGCTGGAGAGGATCTTCGCCCCCGCCTTCACGACCATTGTGGCTGGGTTCGGCGCCACCCTGAAGGCGCTGCAGAAGCCTCTCGGTGATCTTGTTTCCGCGCTAACCCCTGCCGCTGTTGATCTTGCTACAGGGTTTTTTGCGGCCATCCAAACCTTCGTCACCGGCATTGGTCCGTCAATGCCGGGCATTGCTGCCGGGTTCCGGGAGTGGGCTGTGCAGCTACCAGGGATCGCGGCTGCACTAGCCGGCCTGTTCAATGCGATCTTGGCGAACCCGGATTTGGTAGTGACGTCAATCCGGACCTTCGCTGAGACGCTGCGGCTGATCTCCGGCCTGGCCGGGGTGCTGATACCTTTCCTCACCCGGCTAGCGAATCTGCTGCATATCGTCGGCAGCGGCTTCAGCCTCGGCGCTCGGGCCGCTGCCGCATTGCAGCCACTGCTGGCCGCAATGTTCAAGCCCTACAACGGCTGGGATGCATGGTTTAGACCGTTCATGGCGAGGTTCATAGCTTTCTTCAGGGGCGTCCCTGCGCTCCTGACCAGCGCCGTCGCCGCTATCGGCGCCTGGGGCGACAAGGTCGCAGCCAAAATCCAGGCCGGGCAGAACAGAATCACCGCTGCTGCGAAACGCATCGTCACCGCAGTGGTCGACTGGCTGAAGCAGCTCCCCGGCAAAGCAGCTGCAGCGGTGTCGTCGCTGTGGGCGCGGATGAAGGGTGCCTTCGATCATGCAGCGAGCTCCGGGAAGGCTCGAGCCAAGCAGGCCGTCGACGGGGTAGTCAACTTCTTCAAAACCCTGCCAGGGAAGGCTGCCAGCGCCGTTTCTAGCCTCTGGTCGCGCATGTCCGGGGCATTCTCCAGGGCGATCTCTCAGGCCCGCTCAGCGGCCACCAGGCTCGTCTCAGGGTTCATCAACGTGCTCCGCACCATCGTTGCTAAAGCCCGTGCCGCTGTGGCCCGTGTGCCTGCCGCCGTTCGCAGCGTCTTCGCTGGCGCAGGCTCCTGGCTGGTCGGGGCCGGCCGGTCGATCGTCTCTGGGCTGGCCCGCGGCATCCTCTCCGGGGTTGGCGCTGTGATATCGGCTGCCCGCAGCGTCGCCGCCCGTGCGGTTGCGGCAGCTAAGAGTGCCCTCAAGATTCATTCGCCGTCGCAGGTGTTCGCTGAGCAGGTTGGTAAGCCGTCCGCGCAGGGCATCGCCAAAGGCATGAAGGACAACTATCCGAAAGAGATGGGGTTCCTCAGCAAGGGGCTGCCGAGGATGGCGATGGCCGGCGGGCACATTGATCATCGCTCCTACTCGACGTCGTTCTCCCCGAATGTGGTCGTGCATGTGCAGGCCGGCTTGGAGACGGTCAACAGTGCGGCGAAACGAGCTCTGACGAGGGACATCTTCCTCGCCCTGGAGGCTTACAAGAAGGACTATCTCTGATGCCCTACACAGACATCACGATCGGCCGCCTGACGCTGCGGGAAACCTTCGAGATGGCCGCCAACATTGCCGCCGGCACCGACACCCGCACCATCGTTTTGAACGGGCAGGAATCCTCGCCGCCGTTGACGTTCGCCCAAGTGAAACAACGCCAAGAAGACATCCTCGGCCTGCAGAACCGCCTGGTACCGATCCGCTTCGGCACCAAATCTGATCATGACGGCTGGTACACGATCAACGACGTCAACACCAGCGTGGTCGACTACCAAAACAGTGAGGTCCGCACCTTCAATTGGGGCATCAACGCTGAGTTCATCGGCCCCGAAAACGCTGTGGATCTGGAGTCCCGGCTCACCGGCATCCAACGGCAAAACGACTTCGGTCTGACCGGCGCCCGCTGGCATGCGCCGCCCGCACTGCACGGCGGCTACATGCCGTCAGCAGGTATCGCGTGGGTGGACCGGCCCATCTCCGATGGCGGCAACATCAACGTCTATACCAACGTGTCAGCCTCGGCGAACCCCCGGTGGCATGTGGCGCTGTCGGACTACCAGAAGGGCCGCGTGCGCGTCCTGGTCGACAGCGTGGAACGCACCAGCACCGCCGTGCGGCCCTCCCAGTACGCCTGGGAGCTGAGCAACGGTCTGGTGAAGGTCACCCCTTCCAGCTCGGCCAGCTGGAACATTGAGTTTTGGGACGGCAGCGCCTGGGAGAGTAAGGCGTGGAACGTGTCAGTCTCCTCCTCCAGCGGCTACGGCTTGTTCGACCAGGGCGTGTCGGTGCTCCGCAACAACTACGAAGCAGCCACACTTCGGATGCTCGGCGCCGACTACTTCCAGACAAGCCGCGTCTCGATCGACCTGACGCTGCGCCGCGGCGCCAGGTTCGTCGAAGGCCGCCTGTGGATGCCGAACACCACAAACATCTGGATACAGCGGGCCACCGCGGAAGCGGCCACCGCGCCAGCCTCAAGCGGCTACGTCCGCGCCACCAGCAACGACGCCAACGGCAACCGCTTCGTTGTCGGCAGCGCCCGATCCTTCACCGCACTAACGGCTCAGGGCGGGTTCACCAAACCCAACACGAATTTCGATTTCTTCATCGGCTCCGAGGTCGGCGGCTCCGCGGCAGGGACCGGCAACGCGGCGGCTGATCTCGTCTCTCAGTATTTGGCGTCGATGTCCGAGGTCACATTGGCGGCTCTGCGATGAGCGGAATTAGCTGGCGGGCCGCATCCTGCACGAGCATCCCGGTCTCTCTTCTACCGCCCACCGTGCAAATGGACATCCCGGGGCAGCCTAGGTCTGCCCGCCACTTCAAGTATGAGGCAAACGCATGAGCGGTGTCACTGAGGTAAAGCAGGCGCCGGGCCGTTGGGATATTGAGCTTATCGGCGGCACGCCACGCGACATTATCGACGCTTTGACGCCGTTCGGGCACATAGCTGTTGTGCCGGGCCGCACAGATGTTGCGGCGGTCGGCGACAACTTATTGACCGAAGCCCGATACGTTGGGGTCTATCGGGGGGGCAAGGTAGCCGGCGAGGACTTCCAACTCACGGGGTCGGGGGTCCCCTTTTGGTTGGGCGATGAAGATGGGAAAGGTCCCATCGTTGAGACAGTCGCGGCCTCGTCGACTACCTTCGCACAGACAATAGCCCTGGTTCTTCCTCCGGCGATACAGGCCGGGACGATCTACTCCGTTGCTGGTTCCACTACCCATACTTTCCAGTGGCAGACAGCAAAAAGCGCGCTGAATTGGATCATGGGCGCGTTCGGCACACCGACCGTGCCGGTGTCGTGGCGGGTCAACGGCGACTGCACATTGGATGCCGGGCCCGATTCCCAGATGTTCAACCTGAACCCGACCGCGATCTTGGTGAAGAAAGATCAAGTTCAGCGAACCGGCCGCAGCATGGACGTCGTCGGCATCTCCGGCGATATGCAGCTTGAGGAGATGTACAACGACTACACGACGAAAGTCGTGGTGCTGGGCGCCGGGGAAGGCGAAGCAACCATCGCCGCCTCGGCGTCGCTGGCCGCCTCCGCTATTCCCTACACGGATATGCACGGCAACAAGGTCGCCTTCACCAGGCTGATTGATGATCTTGATCAGGACGGCGAGGCTGTCGCCCCGGCTTTGGCTGCGTCGCTGCTGTCCCGGTTCGACTCGCCGACCTACGGCGCTCAACTGTCATCGGACGACTACGACATCCGCGGCGACTTCGCCGTAGGTGATCATGTGGCCGTCTTCGCCCCCGACATCGGGTTCGTCGACTACACCCACGAAATGTTTTATGAGGGCATCCCGATCAACCCGATGTTCCTGCAGGTGCAGGGCATGACGTGGCCGATCGAGAAGGATTGGACGGTTGCGTTCCGCAGCCAGAGCGGCACCTGGCTGGACCTGTCGCCCTACTACAAACCAACCTCGGGCCAGACGTTAATCGACGTCGGCGACAATCCGTCCGGTCTGACGTCTCTTGGGTTCGACATTGACCGGGCCCGGATTGTCGCCGACAGCTCGGTGCCCGCAACCCCTGTGTTTGGAACCTTCTACACCTCACACTATTTGAACTCGGCCGGCGAAACCAGAGGCCAAGTCCTAGTTACCTGGACGGAGCCGGACAACACCGATGGTTCGACGATCATCGACGGCCACCACTACGAGATCCGCTACCGGCCTAACGTGACCGCGCCGTACCCGGCGACATGGGGCGAAGCGGCACAGGACACGTGGTCTGAGCTGTTCACGTGGATGCAGCCCCGCGTGCCGCCGTTCGACAACGACGAATGGCAGGTAATCGAAGTTCCGTTCGACCAAGATCAGGTGATGGTCCTCGAGCTGCTGCCCTCAGTCGCCTACGAGTTCCAGATCCGGGCGGTCGATTCAGCAAACCCACCCAACAGAAGCGCCTGGAGCGCCTCACAGCTCTTCACCGTCGCCAGGGATACATTGCCACCCGCGCAGCCTGCCGCGCCGTCTGTGGCCGCCTCGCGGCTCGCTCTGCAGATAACTCATACCCTCGGCCGCGGCGACGGCGGCACTTTCAACCTGGACCGTGACACATGGGTGCTAGAGGTCCATGTTTCCGGCGATCCTGGGTTCTTTCCCGGCGACTCGACGCTCGTCGGCCGGCTGTTCGTCAATGCGGCCTTGGCCTCGGGAGTTCCCGTGGTCGGGACATTCCAGGTAGAGGAGACCACCGAACGTTACGTCCGGGTTGTGGCGGTGGATCGTGAGGGCAACCGGAGTAACCCCAGTAACGCGGCAACGGCGACAGCAGACCTCGTAGATGACGCGCACATCTCCGACCTTACGGTTTCCAAAGTCACCGCCGGCACAATCTCTGCGACCTGGATCAACGCCGGCACCATCGCGACCGCGCTCAGCGGCGAACGGGTCGAGCTGACCGCGGACGGCCTGCAGGCTTATGACGATGACGGGCTGCTGTCCACGAACCTGTCCGCCACCCCATCGGAGACCGGCCAGTTCATCTCATTCCACAACGACGGCGACGTGCTGGCCTCGATCAGCGAAGAGGGCGTCGCATCCTTCCAGCGGGTCTACGTCAATGACATGTTTGTCGGCGGCGCCAACATCCAAGACGGCTATGTGGAGCTGCGGCCCCGCGGCATCGTTTCTTTCGGCACCGCGTCCAGCGACGTCACCGGCAGCGGCGCGGGCGTGGCGAAGGGTTACCTGGAGATCGCGTTCGACGCCGAGTCTGGCCGTACCTACAAGATCAGCGCGTTCGCGCAGTGCGACTCCACGTCATCGTCGACGTCGGAACGCTACATTTGGCGGGTTCGTGACGGCGGCACGGCACAGCCGGATCTGACGGATGCGATCTTGTTCTCGATCGCTTTCGGCGCAACGGCGAACTCGGGTCGCAACGACACCGGCAACCTGATCGGGATCCTCCGTTGCCCCGACGACGTCTCGGTCGGGGTGCACCGGCTGCTGTGGACGTTTGAGGCCACCGAAGGAAACGCGGCGATGCGCGGCACCGACACCCCCGCCTACTTCTACGTCGAGGATGTCGGCCCGACCGACTTCTACGACAACACCGCCGTCCTGAACGACGGTGCAGGCGGCGTGACGCCAGTGGTGAAGACCTACACCACGACGTATCCGTGCACATGGAGCGCCAGCTACGACGGCGACCGGCATCTTGTCGACGTGCCCTATGTGAGGCAGGGCGATTCGCCGACCTACGGGGACATGGTTGGGCTGTTCGGCTTCTCCTCCCAGATCGCCACCGACATGTCCGGGGCGACGGTGAAGCGGGCCTTGTTCACGGCGTACGCGAACTACTGGCACGAGAACTCTGGCGGCACTGCGGTCCTCGGCTGGCACGACTACACCGAAGCGCCTGCCACGGTCGACTTGGGCCGGGTTGATGAGGATGAGCAACGCCAAACAGACTGGCCGAAGCCGGGCGCGGTGACGGTGATCTTGAACTCGTCGATGCGGGCCGCATTCCAGTCCGGCGGGGCCCGTGGGATCGCGGTCGGCCGCGCGCCGAGCGGGTCCGAAACCTACAGCGGCCGGTTCGACGGCATCACGCAGACCTATCCGGCTTCGCTCACCTTGACCTACACCAAGTAAGGACCGTAATGGCCACTTTCACAAGCCGTCTCAACCTGACGAAGCCGGCATCGTCGGAGAACGTCAGCATCACCACAATCAACAACGACTTCGACCTAATCGACTCGGGCGTGGGAGCAACGGTCGGCGCATCGTCAAGCCGGCCGGCGAGCGCCTTCTCGGGCCGGCTGTTCTACGAATCCGACACCAGCCGGTTCAAGATCAACACGGCGTCTTCGGCGTCGACGGCGGCGACATGGGTGAGCCCGCTCGGCGCCGGCCTCCGTACCGTCAACGTCGAAGACAGGGGGATGATCCCGACCCTGTCCGATGCGACCACCCAAACCACCAACACCACGATCCTGCAGGCGATAGAGGATGAGCTGAACGCTCTCGGCGGCGGGGTTATTGAGTTCCCCGTGGCCCGCTGGTATTGCAAGCCGATCCGCACCTACGCCGGCAACGCCCATAAAGGCCCGGCTGGCGCTGTCAACTACGGCCACACCAACACCGGGAACTCGGCGGTGATCATCCAACCCTCCGGCCTCTCCACCACAACCGTCGCTGCGGTTGTGGTCACTGCGGGCGGCTCCGGCTACGTCTCGGCTCCCACCGTGGGCTTCACCGGGGGTGGCGGCTCGGGCGCTGCTGCGACAGCGTGGGTGTCCGGCGGTGCCGTGGTCGGTGTCGTGATCACCAATCCGGGCACCGGCTACACCTCCGCACCGACGATCGGCTTCACCGGGGGCAGCGGCTCTGGCGCCACGGCAACCTCCGTCGTATCCACGCCCATGTTCTACTCGACCGGCACCGCCGCCGACCGGGCCACGTTTGAGAACTTGACCCTGATCGGGGACAGCTCAAACACCAACAGCCAAGGCATCGTCTTGCACAACTGGTCGTACGGCAGGGTTAAGCGTTGCTGGCTGTCCGGGTTCGATCTTGAAGCCGTGTGGCAGATGGACGGCGTCGAGACGCGCATCATCGACAGCTTCCTTTTCGGCATGAAACGGACCACCGGGGCCGCGCACCACACTGGAACCCTTCGCATCGGCGGCTCGGATGCCGTTGTCAAAGACAACGAAATCGGCGGCGAACCATCCACCGACCAAACGAACCTATGGAACGCAGCCTGCTATATCGAAGACTCCGCCGGCAGGTACACCGACAACGTCTTCGAAGGCGCCGACGAAGGCGTGCGGATCGTCGGCGAAAACAACCAGTTCAACGGCTGCCGCGCCGACATTAACTACGGCCACGGCTGGCGGTTCGCCCGCGACATTTCAGCGCTCGCCCCGCCATGGAAAAACCAGCTTGTCAACTGCTGGGGCCACCGCAACGGCCACTATGCGACGAACACCTACGACAATTTCCACATCGACTCCGGCAATAGCATCATCTGGACGCAGATGACGAACTGCAAGTCCGGCTATTCATCAGGGGACGGGTGGGCGCACAAGTATGGGCTGAACAATGTGGGCGACGAGATTATGACGCTGGTCGGCTTCCGCGACGAAGGGGCCGCGACCTCTTGGATCAATGGCGCCACCTTCATCGACGGCTCGAACTTTGCTGACGGGCTTTACACCCCGGCCAGCGGCACCACTTCGTTGAATGTGACGAGGCGGAAGTGGGTCAGGACGGGCAACAGTGGCGCGACCACCATCGCGTCGATGACGGGCGGTATCGAAGGTCAGATCGTGCACATCCATGTGAACGATGCGAACACTTCGTTCAGCAATTCGACGTCGACGGACAACATCACTACTGGCACTGGCGGCACGGTGACCGCGTCTCAGGGTGCGCTTTATACGTTCGTCCGGTCCAACAATGTGTGGCGGATGAACCGGCCATGATCTCGGCTTAGCGCCAACGGAGGATCAGCACGAGGATGATCAGCAGGATCAGGATCCATTGGATGATCTCAAGGGAGCTCACCCTCCGACGCTAGCGAAAGATCAGTGCGCACCTTCGGTGAACGCGCCGGTAACCTGCAGTTCGCCGAGGGAGAAGTCGTAATTCTCCTCGTCTTCGGGTTCGGTGAGTGCGCCGCCGTAGAAGACGGACAGGTCCGCGGGTGGTAGCCCGTATTTGCCGGTGGCGATGTCGAAGCCGGCGAGTTTGTCGGTGACGCCGACAGCGCACAGGTGATGGCAGGGCGGGCCTTTCTTCCAGCGCGCGCACTGGTCGTCTACCGCGGCCTCGAGCTCGGCTTCGGTGTACATGGAGCCGTCTGGTTTGCGGTCTAGTGGTCCGGCTTTGGCGCGGAAGGTTTTGTCCATGTTGCAGCGGTTTTTGCAGACCACGCAGAGGCCTTTGCGTTCGGCTTTGCGGGCGACGACGATGACGGCGGGGGTTTCCTCGGGCTTGATACTCATGGCGAAAAGTGTAAACCCACAACATGACAGTTCCATCGCAGGGTAGGTAACGCTCCGGTCACCGTGTGCCGTAATGCGCGCCGCCTCCATCGACAGCAGGTTTTCTTCCCTAGAATTCAGGGCGAAACCGCTTGTCAACTGGCCCAAGCTGACCGCCGGGAGTTTTCGTGGATCCGCTCAGTTGGGCTGGCTTGCTGTCGCCAGTCGGCTGCGTCATCTTCCTGTTCGTTGCGCTTGCACGCGGCTGGCTAGTGTCGGCTCGGGAGATGGATCGGCACGAGAAGATCTGGGAGGCTCGGCTAACAGAGGCCCACGAGCGCGAACTGATCTGGCAGAAGACTGCCGAGACACGCGAGGAGACCAGTCGGGATGCTCTCGATCAACTACGGACAAGGCAGATAGTCGATGAAGCGGTTGTCCAGACGATTGCGGCGATCCCGCACGCAGCAGCTCCAGAAGGAGCATGAGGTGGCTGGCGGCACGGACCTGTCGAAAGCTCAGCAGGATCTGCAGCGGGCGCAGCGGGAACGCGCCGAAGTGTTGGGCATGCGGCCCAAAACCGAGGAGAACGCCCGGCGGGCGCGGTGGCTGCTGGCCGAGAACCATTTCGCAGAGAGGATCAGGGGGAGTTGGACATGACCCGCGGCGCCGAGATTTTCGCGCTAGTCATCTACTTCATTGGCGTCGCCGGCAGCGCCGTGTTCGTCGCCGGAAGGCTGGCGTCACGATGGTGGAAATACCCCGAAGGCATAGCGCTGCTGCTGCAGCATCTAATGCTTGTCGGGTTCGGCGCCTCAGCGGCGTACGCGCTGTGGGTCAGCCAGGACTATCCGGGCCGGGCCGCGGTCACCATTGTGCTGCTGCTCGGCTTCTCTAGTTCGGTGTGGTGGCTCACTGTTCTGCAGGAGCGGGCGCGTCGAGAAACGCGTCAACATGGAAGCCCCGTTATCTGAAGCTCCGGCGGCAGCGGCTGACCAGCCGAGTTAGATCCCTCGATCTCCTCAAGTATCTGGCGGGTCTCTTCGGCCATCTGCTTATAGGCGTCACGCTCTGACGTGGTGTGGGCAAGGCGCTGCTTCAACGCATCAATCTCAGCGGCATGCTGCCCGATCCGCCAAGCGGCTTTGGCGAGCTCGTCGGTGAAGTACCGCACCATGTGGTTGACCTGAACGTTCGGATCAACCGGGATCGATTCGGGCTCGCCAAACTCGTCGTCGTCGCTCTCGGGCTGCAGGATGTCGTCTTCGTTCATGCGTTGAGGCCTTTCGCGTGCATGCGGTACCGCTCAAGAATGTCGGTGCCGGACAGAAACGGATGCTGAGTGAAGAACGAATAGTGCGACACCACAGCATTGCTGATGATCTTGTTCGGGACGCCGAGGGTTCGCGGCGCTATCTCGGTGTGCCAGGACTCCTCTTCGATGATTTGGTCCGGCTGGATCACCCCCGGCGGATCCAGGGCGGCGTACATGGAGCCGCGGGAAGCGAAGCAGGACACGGAGAACTGCTCCCCCATCGGCAGCTGCCAATCTGTGTGACCGTACAAGGAATCGACGGTGCCGTTGTCGATATGTGACAACAGCAGCTCGTGCAGCTGGACGGCGAACTTGCCGGAACTCCAGCCTTTCCGGTCCATGCAGTACAGCCTCACCTCACCCCACTCGAGCGGGATCCTGCCGTCCCGTTGCAGGAAGTGGGAGCAGATCGCGTTGTTGATGATGATCGGGAACGCGCACGCCTGCTCGCCGTGGATGGCGTGCAGCACAAGCCGGGCGATGGCGTCCTCGTGGACGTAGACGATGTCGTCGTCGAAGCGCAGATAGATGGTGTCCGGGTCGGTCATGTAGCGGCAGAAATAGCCGGTGTTGCGTTGCTTCCGGGGGTGGTGGATCACCCCTTGTGGGCGAGATCTGAGCTTGGCCCACGGCCGTTCCTTGACAATCCGGTAGGCCCATGCAAGATCCTCGGTCTGGTCGGGGTCCGTGTTGAGACACAGCCATGCTTCGTCGAGGAGGCCGCGGTCATGGTCGCGCTGCAGGTACTCCAGCAGAATCGAGACGGTGTTAGCCCGTCCGTAGGGCACCCATGCGACGACCATCTTCCCGTCGATCATTTCCCGCCGTTCTTTCGGTGCTGCCCGGCAGCGGCGTGAGCCTCAACACGTCCCTCTAACGCAAGGATCCGCTCGAACAAATCCCGCTGCTTCTCATGCACCTGCTCCAACTCGGTCTGCAACTCATCCTCGAGCCCGTCGAGCCGGACTAACTCGGCCCTCATCTCCGCTAGCTCAGACACGCTTCCTCCCACGCCACCCCTAGATAGTCCTGCAAAGTGTTGTCCGATGCCCGCTCCCGAGCCTCCATGCCCATGCTGCGACGCAGCGCCGCATCCTGAATCAACGCCCCCAAGTATCGGCCCCACTCATGCTGAGCGTTGTTCCTCACCAAGAACCCGTTGACGCCATGGTCGATCCACTCCCGGTACGGCCGGATCGCCGACGCGATCAACGGGATGCCGAGGAACCCTGCCTCCAACGCTTTTGTCGGGAACTTCGCCTCCGTGAACAGGGTCGACCGGTACGGCGCCAACAGCACGTCGATGCGGGACAGCTCCCGCAGATAGTCCTCTGGCCGGTGCAGGAACTCATAAGCCTTGGCGTGGCCTCTCCGCAGCCGGAAGCCGTGCGCGGTGACGAACGAAGCGGGGGCGCCGATGAACTGTATGAACACCCGCCGGCCGTACCCGTCCTTAGCGGCTTTGTTGATCACGTCTTTGATCATCGGCAGCCATTGCGCCGTGTTTTCGGTGCCTGCCCAGCCGACCGTCAGCAGCTCCGGGTCGTAGTCCCGGTCGAGGCCGAGGACGTCGGCGCCTAACGCGTTCTCCACGACTTTGATGTTGGGATGCAGGGTCTCTTTGTAGATGTTCTCGGCGAGCCCTTCGGAGCAGACGGTGACGACGTCGGCAAGCTCGATGGATTCCCGCAGGAACGGCAGGAAGCCGCCCTCCTGTATCGGTTTGCCGTCTTGGATGCCGTTCACCCACCATTGGTAGGCGGTCCGGTTTTCTTTGTCGATGTGGAAGTAGTCGTCGTCAAGATCAAGTACGAGGCGTTTGCCGTCTTCTTTGAGTTGCCGCCAGCCGGGCATGGCGCCGGGGTGTGCGACGCGGGAGCCGATGATCACATCGGCTTGGTGAATGTCGGCGAGGTTGCGGGATGCGCCGACCGCGTGTGGTCTGCCGTACGGGTTGTGTTCTTTGGGGCGGAGCCAGGAGATTGCGCGGGCGGGGAGGAGGGCTCGGTAGTTGGAGGAGCCGTCGTTGCCGGCTGCCCAGAAACCGAACTTAGGCACCGACGATGAGGCGTTTGAAGGCGCCGAGGATGCACGAGTTCACGTCCTCCAACGCGAGCCGGTCGCCGTCGCCTTCGTCGCCATCGGGGTAGGCCGGGGTTTCGTGGACGATGTCGTCGGCCACGATGATTTGGCCGACCCAGCCGTCTTTCATTTGGACGGCGCGGGTCTCGATCAGCTTCTTGGCGTCCAGCTCCTGCGGCCTGGAGCCTTTCTCGGCCGGAACGACGAGCCCGGTGTAGCTCCAGGTGGTGCCGGTGACTGTGGTTGCCATGTTATGACCTTACACTTACCGGCGCGGCCTTCAGGTAGCCGGGCAGCCAGTTCTCCTTAAACCAGATGACCGTTGCGGCAATGCCCTTCTCGAACGAAATCAACGTCGACGGATTCATGCCGATCTGCTTCAGCGTGTCCGGGTCCACGCTCACCCGATCACCCGGCGTCTCACCCGGCCGCATCGGCACATGCACCACGGGCGGCTGCTCCGGCCCGCCGAACACCCTGACGGTGTGACGCACCAGATCAGCCACAGCGTTCACCGTCAAAGAGTCCTTTTCGTACGGGCCGACACCAACCGGCTCCGCCAGCACGTCACCAAGACGTGCGATCTCCAAAGCGTCCGCGAGGGCGCGGGCCACGTCACGTACATACACCATGTCGGAGATCTGCTCGCCGTCGCCGTAGACCTCGATCGGCTGCCCGAGCAGCGCACGGCACACGAACGCGGGGGTGATCTTGCGGACCTTCGCCGGGCCGAACGGCGGCGCCACCGACTGCCGGGGGCCGTAGGCGTTGACGCAGCGGACCCGGTTGATCCGTGCGCCGTTGTACAGGTTGAACATTTCGCAGAACCGGCCGACCGTCGACTTCGAGATCGAGTACGTGTTCGGCATCCAATAGTTGCCGACCTCAATGTTGACGCCGGGGATGTCGTTTTCGTCGCATGTGGCCAGGAAGTTCAGCCCGCCCTCAATGTTGGTGCGCGCCGCCGGCAGCGGGTTCTTGATCGTCTCTTGGGTGCCGAGGCATGCGGCGAGGTTGATGATGCCGTCGACGTGTTTGCCGAGCTCGGACATGGCGACCGGATCGGTCACGTCGCCGAGGAACAGCTCCACACCGTCGCGGGCTTCGTTGCTGCGGCGGCGGCGGTCGAAGATGACTGGGGTGTGTCCGCGGTGCAGCAGTTCATCGACGACATGGCCGCCGATGAATCCGGCGCCGCCGGTTATCCCGATCTTCACTCAGCAGGGTTCTTTCTGCGTGTCGTAGACGACGCCATCGGTGTAGCTATTCGGCGGGTCGCTGTCGTTGGTTTCGCCGCAATGCCAAGGCCCGTAGCCGTGGCCGCGATGCCCGATCCGGTACTTGTCGACGTCGACGCCGTTGGAGAAGAAGCCGGTGGTGTCCACGTCGGCCCGGACGTCACCGATGGGGATGCCATAGCTGCTGGTTGAAGCATCCTCGCCGGGGGCGAGGTAGAAATAAACGTTCGGGAACGGTGCGGAGTACACCTTGATCCACTCGTCGGAGCCGGGGCTGTTGTAGACCCGCACATAGGTCGCCGCAGCAGCGGGCTCGGTGGAGATCAGCGTGAAACCTGCAGCAATGGCAAGAGAGGCGAGAAGCACCCCGAGACGCTTGAGCACGTCGCAGACTCTAACCGGGCGGCAGCCAAGCCGCTGGGATTGCGACGTTTTAGCGAGTCTGTGTCAGATGCAACGGCACATCACCCGGCTTCGCGCCGGGCATAGCGATCGGCCTCCGTTGCGTCCGTGGACGGTGATCACGTTGCGGCGGCGCCTCGCCGCGGGTCCGCTCAAAAGCTTCGGGGATCAGCTTCCGCAGATCCCAAATCTCCTCATCGGAAACGAACGAGCCACGCAGCCGCGGATAACCAGGGCGACGCTTCCAACCGATCGCCTGGTCGCCGTCTTGATCATCATCCTCAGGTTCAGGGATGTGCAAAAGGTGCGGCGCAATGTCATACATTTCAACATCATCTTTGTCGAACAGCATGTAGGTCTCCGACTTGTACTCCACCGCCAAACAATCCAATGCGGTGAAGCCGTCCCGCAGCTGCCCGAGCACGTCCTTGTGGCCCTGCTGAGTGCCGGCAACCAGCGAATGCCCGCACGCCAAACCGATCTGCTGGATCAAAAGCAGGCAGGAGATGATCTCCGCCGCGGCCTCCCGGTCGTCGTAGGACGGGTTCATCACCGACTTCAGCTCATCAACCACATGCACCGTCCAGCGGCGCTCCTCGGTCAGCACGTCCAGCTTCCGTTTGATGCCGGAAGCATCGGTGGCTTGGGAGGTTTCGATCGCCATGTTGTCGGCCTGCTCCAGCATCCGGGTCACCTCGTTACGCAGCAGCTTTGCTGAGTCCCGCAGATTGTCGGAGTACCAGCCGCCGGCCTCGAAGATCGGCCGGCCGGCCTGCAGCTCCATGCCCCGCTTCCAGTCATGCACGCAGTACCGCAGCCGCTTCGCCTGCACCATCGGCACCGACATGCGAACCACCGGCCAAATCCGTGAGCTTGACTTGCCGGCCCGCGACTTACCGACCACCAACCAATGCCTTTGCGTCAAATCGATGCCGGCCGGGGAACCGTTCTCATAAATCCCGTACAACATGTTGCGTTGGAACCAGCGGTACCAATCCCCATCCGCCGGAGGCTCCGGGATCGGGAACGGCGCCGGGTTCATCGACTTCAACGGATCGTCATGCCACAGCCAAAGATCCACCACGTTGTTGCGGTTCGGATGCGGCACCGCCCGGCAACCCAGCACGTTCAGCGTCGACGCGATCTCCTTGCGCTTCCGCACATAATGCTCGACCTTCTGCATCGGCGGCATGATCACCGGCAGCGTGTCGACGTAGATCGTGGAGGTGAACTCCGGCAGCTGCACTTTCGGCGGCTTATCCGGGTAGCTCGGATCGGTGTACTTCACCTGCACCTCCCGCCACCGCCGCCAATAACGCCGGTAGAACCGGAACCGCAGATACCACCACGAAATGAAACCCTGCCGATCCGTGACGAACCATCCCATCAACGCCAGCAACGGCCAGCAAGCCACCAGGACGGCCCAGCCCCAGCCGTACGTCACCCCCGCCATCACCACAAGAAAGCCGGTCACCACAGCCAGCAGCCGGTAGATGTTCTTCAGCAGCAGCCACAAGCCGACGCCGGCAGCCCAAAAAATCATCATCAGCACGTAGCCGATCTGCACCAACGCGTTCTGCGACACCTTCGCATTCAGCCGCCGTTGCACCTGCTCCCGCATCACCAACCACCCGGCCTGAAACCGTTGTCGTTCGGGTAGGCGTCCTCCTCGTACGGAATCTCAATGCCGGAGTCATCCCACGCCCGAGCCTGCATACCCAGCAGGGAACCCAACGCGTTCGGCGTCTCAATCGTCGCCGGCACACCCGGCCCCAACCTCGACGGGCCAAACCCCGACGCCTGCAGCTCCGCATCCCGCTCCGCCCACTGCTGCAGATACGCCTGATTGCTGACCAGCGAAGAATCCCACGCCTCAAAGTCATCCTTGAGCCCGGCGTGCTCATCATCACCGACGCTCATCGCAACCCGAAACGCCGTCAAAAACCCGCCAGCCCCATCAACCATGCCAAAAGTGTAAACCCACAACACGACAACCCACCAACACCCCAAACGAAAACGACAACCATTACCAACAACGTCCCGCGCAGCGGACCTGGGCGGGCTTTTCGCGCCTTTTTCGTGCGGGGTTTTTCTTGATCAAATGCGCTCTGACTAGGGGTTATGCGTTAGGTATGTGTTGAATATACGTCCGGCGTATCTCGTCAAATGGTTTGACAGAACGGCATGAAATGTTGTAGACTCATAACATGAGCACCGCACCAAAGACCACAGCCGAGCTACTCGACAGCCTCAAAGAGATCCACAACGCAGCCGTTGACGCATGGAACGGCATGGACGATGAAAACATCGACCGGCAATACCTGCTGCAGGAGCTGTGCCAGCGCGTCTTTGCTATCACCAAGCCCGCGTACGAGGCTGCGATGGAGGAGGCTTCCCGATGAGCACCGTGCTTCACGTCTTCCAGATCGTCAGCCTGATCGTTCTCGCCGTCCTGTTCGTGCCGGCGTTCCTCGACACGGCATGCCCGGTGCGTAAGCGCAATGAGCGGCTGGCGGTGCGGATGGTCTATGGCCTCAAGGAGCTGCGGCGATGAGCCAGTACTACGTCGTTGCCGTCACGCATGCGTGGGCAAACAGCAGCGGATACGGCTTCGAGACGACCCTGCCTTCACGAAACGCATGGGATAGCCGAGATGCTGCGATATCCGAGGGGTTCAGGGTCTGCGGGACTGACGACTTCAACATCGTGAAGATCAGGAACGGCAAGGCAATCGCTGTCTACTGGATGAACGAAGACCTCAACGAAGACGCCGCAGTGCTTGAGAAGCTCACCGAGCTAGCGGAAGGACCGCAGCGATGAGGTGGCCTGAGACGGAGCTGGAGTGGTCGATCGCTGTCGTCGCATGCTGTCTGGGCGTGGTGATCGGCGTCGCGTTCATGCTGCTGGTTGACTTGCTGATGTGAGCGAGCCGGCGAGGCTTCACCCGTTGGTCGCTGAAGCGTGGGCGCTGGTTGCTGGCTGTGAGGCGCGGCTCGAGTACTGGGAAGCACTGGCTAAGTCGTGTCCGGGTGAGGTGCCGGAGGATTTGGCGCAACGCATTGAGTTGGCGGGTTCGGATTTGGCTCACAGGTCGGCGATGCTGGCGCGGTTGCGGGTGAAGTTGGCTGAGGCTCAAAGCGCCGAATAGTTGAAACGTTATAGGTTTACACTTATTTCGCCGGTTCCCAATCGTAGCCAGGGCTGACCCAATGGGTTTTGATCGGGGTGACGGCTAGCTCGAAATGATGGAGGCCGCCCGCGCACTCCTCAATGTCGCCCTCGTTGAGCCAGGTGCAGATGTTGCAGTCGCTGGGCTTGTCGTGGCGGTGCTTCTCCATGACGTGAGAGCCGAGGCCGCCTAGAGGTATCTCGACTTCGTGAAAGATGCCCAGGTCGTCTCGCTGTTCGTCCCACTCTTCGCATTGACAGCTGGGCATCATTCGGCACGCCGCATCGGCGGGTGCGTTGCAGCGCGCCGTCGCGCGAACGATCGGAGTGTCAAAGGTCCAAACAATCTCGTGGTCAGCCGCCGTCTCGGGAGGCTTCGTTGGATGGACATCGTTTTTCGCTTCGCGCGCGCGGTCTGTGGATAACTTACGAGTCTCCATGGTCTTATAACCCTTCTCTTAAGTCTGTAGTTCTCTTACTTCCTCTTATAGGGGGTCCTGAGGACCCCGCTACTTGGTCACTCAGAACCCCGCTACTTTTTCTAGCGGGGATGTCAGGACCCCGCTGCAGCGGGGATGTCAGGACCCCGCTAACGGATGATGAATCCAGAGTTATCCACAGGGTTATCCACAGGCATGTCAAACCGTCTGGCAGGCCTCAAAAGACTCCCCAACGTCAACCGGTACTTGCTCGGCCGCTGCCCGGTGCCCCTCTCCAGCCTCTCGATAGCACCCGCTTTGATCAGCCGATTAATGCTCCGCTGAACCTTCTTCCGCTGCGTCTCCCACGACGCCGACCCATACTCCGGGACCGACCCATCCACACTGATCGTCATGATCAACGGCTCATAGCCAGCGAAGTACAAACAAGCCGGCGTACCACCTGCGGTGCGCGAATCGGGGTCGATAGCCATCAGCGCCATCCGGTTGATGATCAACCGGTCAACGTGGCTCGGTAGCAGGGCAAGCCAATAGGGGTGTCCGGCCTGCCAAGCGAGGCTGTAACCCATAGCTACCCATCAGTCCTTTCAATCCGTCAGGCCGATGCGCTACCTTGGAACGCATCGGGTTGCGAGAGCCATTGGCCCAAAAGCAGTGGTCCTTTCTCTTCCGGTAGTGATGCTCATAGCTGCCCCGGCTGGTAACCGGGGCAGCAGCATTTCCTAGGGCTGCCGCTCCAACACCTTGTTCAGGTGCGAGGTGACGCTGACACTAGCCGGGTCATCGGCGCCGCGCAGTGTTTGCCGATCGAAAAACACCGCCAGTCTTGGCTTGTCCATCCGGTACAGCCGACGCGCCAACGAAAGCCGATTCTCATAGCCGACGCGGCGTGCGACCACGACAGGATCCCTCGAGTCGACCATCGCTTTAGCCAGCTCCTGCAGCAGGGTTTCGCGGTTCATGAACACCCGCGAAGGGTCGTCGGTGAACCGGTATTCGTCCCACTCCTCGCGGGTCAACGGGCCTATCCACTCCAAGATCAGGAACAGCAGGTTCAGGGTGCCGCCGTTGCCGCCGCCCTTCTCGAACATGTAGATCGCCTGCTGATAGATCCCGATCTGCTTCGCGGCTTCGACCACGCTCAGGCCACGTTCGGCCCGGATCGACCGGAACACAACCGGCAGACCTTCCAACAGGTCCAACAGCTCAGCAGCCGTGTCGTTCTTCGGCGTCGGGGCCAGCTTGAGGACGACCTTGTTGGCGCCCATGTGGCGGTAGCAGTCCTCGTGGCCGTACTGGCAAAGATGGGTGGTAGCGGTGCTCATAGTGGTTCCTTTTCTAGGTGGTGTCGGGTGGCTCCTCGAGCCAGGTGAAGATCTTCATGAGCTGGCGGGTGCTCGTATTCTGCCCGGATTCGATGCGCTCCAAGGTGCTTAGCGTCACCCCGATTTGGCGTGCCGCTGGCCGCATCGACAGGCCGCGGCGTTTCCGTTCGGCGGTGACCTCGTGAGGCAGGGCCTCGAGGGATCGGCGTGCGATCTCTGCATAGCTGGGTGGCTTACTCATCAGCCCTCCTCGGGTGGCGGCTCGGCCCTCGGAACCTCGCCGGTCTCAGGGTTGACGAACATCGGCCCGCCATCCAACATGCTCTGCAGGTTGTCGATCACCTGCCGCGCATCCCGCTTCGTCAAATCCTTCGTCGACGCGAGATCCTTCTGCAGCCACCCGCTGAACATGGTCAGCACCTCATCACGCCCCGCCTCAGCCTTGTAGTCGATGCCGAGCTCGCCGAGCATCGCGAAGATCTTGTTCGACTGATCGTCCGTACGTGGTGCGTTAGGGCCGTACTGGGTGCGCTCCGTGCGCATGTCGGGCTGTTGCTGCGGTCGTCGCTGTTGCGTCTGTTGCGTCTGTTGCGGCCGTCCAGCACGTTGCGGTTCGGGTGCGCCCTGGGTGTCGGTGTCTTCCTCGGTCACAATCCCGGTTACCGCGCTGAAGCAATACCTACGCGCGTAGGTGATTGCGATCCCGATCTGCTTGATGTCCACGCTCCGCGGATCGGGCAACGGCCACGAGCCACACCTATCCTCGCCGCTCTCGTGCATCAGTGCGTACTCCAGGACGAAGCCGCGCTCACCCATAGTGGGTGACGCAGTGAACGACAAACCGTTCTGGGCAAGCAATGGATAAGCCTGCTCGGCGATCGACGCCAGGTCGGCGTACTTGTACTCGAAGCCGCGCTTCGTTGGGTCCTTCGGGTCGATTCGAGCCTTCTTGTCTTTGTGGATGACTCCGACCGCACCCTGGAATTTCGATAGGGCCGCAGCCATGTTCGCAGGCACGGTGATCTCTACGCTCACAGCTGTGCCCCTTTCTCCCCGTAGGGAATCGTTTGGTGAAGATCAACATTCGCGCTGCAGCGTTCACAAAAATTTGGGCCCAGCAGCCCTATGACCGGCTTATGCGGAGTGTGCCGCCACTGCTCGACGCGGGCCTCCGCCTTGTCCTCGTCCAGCTCTTCCTGGCGCATCTTGGCGTCCCAATCGGCAGCCCAAGCGACGGCCCGGTCGTAGCCGAGATCCCTACTGAACGTCATCGTCGAACTCCTTCGGTAGTGCTTGCCTGGCTATGTCTCGGATCCTTCGGCTGATCCCGCGTGCGGGGACGTGGCAGTTTTGCCGCCA